TAATTGTTTCTTTTGTAATTCAGTATATGACTCAATTAATATTTTTCTTCTTTCTTCTACATCGGTTATACCTTCTAATTTTTGCATTGTAGAAGTAAGTAAATTAGTTGAACGTTTAGAAGCTATTGTTTCATCTGGAGTTATAGCTCTTGTTATATTTTGAAGAGCTCCACTAAGGCTATTATATGCTGTTATCAATGGTTTTGCAGCTTTAAGTATTTCTACAAAATTAGCCCACGAAGTATTTAATCTTTCTTGAGCAGCAACAAGTGTATCAACTTTTGTAACAGTTTCAATACCTAAAGCTTTTTCAACTTGACGTGCAAATTCAGGTAATACCTCTTCAGATATAACCTTGCTTTCTTTCATGAATTTCATTAAAGCAGCAACTGACCCATTACCTTCTCCTGTTACTATTTTAAATGCCTTAGCCATAGCTTGCATTGCAACAGGCATTTGCTCGCCCATTTGTCTTCTTAACTCTTCTGAGCTAATAGTTCCCTTGGCTAACATTTGTTCTAATGCTAAAAATACAAGGTTTGTTTTTTCTTGTGATAATCCAAGCACAGCAGATGCTTTAGCCATTGAATCAAATACTTGCTGACCTTCTTTAACTGTCATATTACTTGTTCCAATTGCTGCTCTAAATTTAATATAAGCATTAGTAGTATCAACTAAATCTGTACCGTAGTTTTGAATTATATCGCTAAGAAAATTTTGTGTTTGAGCTAACTCAAATGTATCAGAAATAATAGTCTTAATAGAAAAACCAAGGCTATCTAATTTTTTAGTAACATCTACAATTGAACTAAATGTGTTCATTACTAAATTAACAGCTGCCCCTATTCCAGTATAAGCTAATATAGCATGTCCAACACTTTTAGATAATCCAATAAAAGATGTACTTAATGAATTATTTTGAGCTGCAGATTTCTTTGATTTATTGGCGTGGTTTTCTAATTCAGTAGTAAATTTCTTTGTAGTAGCATTTGCTTTAGCTGCTTCTTTTGCAACTTGTTGTGCATAACGAATTTTTTCTTTTGCAGCTTTTTCAGCAGCACGTGCGGCAGCTTTTTCTACGCGCTCCTGTTCTTTAGTAGCATTTATAGCTTTTCTTTTTTCTTCTGTTTCTCTTTTCTGAGCTTCTTTAGCTTGCCTACGTAGTTCTATTTCTTTCTTTTTTTCAGCAGCAGCTTTTTCTTCTCCACCAAGTAATTTATCGTTTATTAATTTTAATTGTTTTTCTACTCTAATCAAATCTTCAATATTAGCAACAACTTCTTTAACAGAAGCACTAAGTTGTGTTGCCCATTCTGCTTTACTTAATTCTTGATTTAATCCAGGCCCAGCTTTAATAATCTCAAGTAGTTCAGCATGAGCATCTTTCGCTAATCGTATAAAATCTTCCCAGGTATCAAGTGCTCCCTTAGAAATTATGTCGTACTTTTGTATTCCGTCTTTGTTTGCCATTTTCTAAACTCCTTTCTTTAATACCCTTGATTAGTTCAATCCAATAAGCGAGTGTGATTTTTTCAATATCCAATTGACGACCTAAAGCATTTTCAACTTGACTAAGTATTCGCCAAAAATTGATTTCTTCGTTTTTATTAGTACTTTCATTTTGGTTAGTTAGTATTTCAAGTTTACTTTTATCTTTAAGTAATGATGATTCAATCTTTTCACTACTAAAATCTTTATAACCAAAATATTCAAGTGTTTTTAAAGCTTCTTTTCTTTCAAGTGAGTTTGGTATATTAATAAGTAATAAACAAGCAGAACATGAAGTTATCTTATTTCTAATTAACCACTTTGCTTTTTCTTTTGAAATAAGTTGTTTATACCTCTTCTTATTAGTATTAAAATAATAATCTTTAAGTATATTCTCCCAAATTAAATCAAGTTCCTTTTGTTGTATTTTTACTTTTTCCGGATTCAATAACTGTGTGTTTCCTGTCTTCAGAATTTCGAAGAATACTTTTACTAATATCGTTTCTGTCGAGTTGTACTTTACTTGTTGGGTAAACTGTTCTTTCGATTTTGCCTTCCCACTTTTCAGCAAATTTAAAAACCATTGAACCATTGCATATAGTTTTATAGATTACTTGTTTGCATTGCAATAAATCAGCAGTTTTTTGTGCAAGTATTTCTACTACACTAATATCTGCCTGAAACTTACTTGTTCTATTTGTACATGACATTTTTTGTTTTTTTAATTATTATAGGAAATAATATTTGCTTTAAATAAAAAGTTTGATTTTCTGCATTAAGTTCATATATTTCTTTACCATAATGATCAAGTAGTACAGATTTCTTTTTATCATAAGACCTAATTCTTGCACCTGTTTTTGTCATAATCAACCTTAACTTATCTTGAAAAGCTCCAGTTAATTTTAAATCAGTTATACCTTCTGGTGCCTTAGAACCAATTTTTTGCTTATACTCAGCATACTTTTCACTAAGGTATGGTGGCATTTGTCCATCACCTTTTTCACCAACAGAAAGCTGCGAGCGTAATAAGTCAAGTAATTCTTCCTCAGATTCTTTAATCGACTCAACAATTATTTCATCTAAACTACCTAAACTCATTAACGCTCTTAGCCTCCTAAACATAATCAACTAAACTATGAAAAACCTATACAGCCTAAGGAATAGTTATAGTGGCCGGTGCAACTGCTTTAATAGGGTAACCATCAGAAGCTGCGAGTGCTGGTGTTTTAAGTGTAACAGAACCTGAAGTCATTCCAACACCAGGGAAGTTATAAGTACCATCACCATTATCAATCATTGCGGCAGCAGTTGGAGCAGTTGTTGTAAATACGAAATCAGTCTGCAAAATACCGGAAACACCAACAAGATTATCTGAACCATCTGAACTTAATCCATTAAAATATGCAACTCTTAAAACAACTAAAACAGCTGTATGAGTAATTACTGAAATTTCAACATCAGAAACAGGTTCAAGAGTTGTTGGAACCCAACCGGGATTTACGAAAACACCTTTTTCATTCCACTCTTTTGAGTCAAGTAAATCAACTACAATCGGAGTAAAAGCCGGAGTATTGTCCTGCATTGCAGTACGCATTTTTTCAGGATTAAACATACCTACTGTAAAACCTTGCACTTTAATACCATCAGGTGAAAATCCACAGATGTTTCCAGCATCGTCGACTATAAACATGCGAAGGTTAGCGTTGCGGAACGATTGAAGTGCTTTGTGAACTTCTAAACCTTTATTGAAAAGGTATACATAACGGTACTTACCAAGACCACGAGGAACTCTTACGCCACTTGATGATTCGTAATATTTAGAGTCTTCACTCTGATCTTCGTATTCCACTATTTCGTGGAGAGGAAATACTTTGCCAGCTTTTATACCAGTTTTCATGGTAGCCTCTGTGGCAAAAGCACTCATAGTTGCAAATTCGAAATCACTTGTAGTGATAAGCAAACTCACAGCGTCAACAAATGGGTTACCTTTAGAACAGGCTAACGACCCAATGTTACCAAGAGAATCAACACATACTTTTTGAATTGCCATTTTATTTTTTTATTAACAAGTTTCAATTATAAATAAGTCCATACTATCAATTATGATAGCGTCAAGTCGGTCATTAAAGATGTTACCATCATGCCCATATAAACCAGCTCTACCCCAAAATAGATTTTCATAGTATTCATGCTTAAAACCATCGATAGACCTAACGGTTTTATTCTGTTTTAGTTTAAGCATAAATAAATCGTAAAGTGGTCGCAAAATTGGTTTAATAACATTAGTATATCTTTCTTTAGACGAATATTCAGCTTTGGTTTCAGTACAGATAATGATAGTGTTATCTTTGACATGTCTCTTAGTTGCTTTTTTATTATCAACCTCTTCATTAACAGAGTCACCTATAACATACCAAATTAAAGGATACTTTTTGTCATAAAATTGATTGCTATCAGTTTTAGCCCTAAGGCGATTAACAACTTCAAGCGTTGTACCATAATCATAGAATGGAATTAATTGTTCTGAAGTAAAATCGTTTCTTACCTCGTTTACAACTTCTTCGATAATATCTACAATTGGTCTATAAATCATGACTGTTCATACTCCCTTTAAGTTCTGTAAAAATCCAATCTGGAAAATCACTTTCGTGCTTTAACAAGTAGTTATAGGCAGATGGAATAACTTTGGAATTATCTGCACTTCCGTACATTTTTTCAAAGTTAGTCCATGCTGCTAAAACTTTTCCGAAAATATTAGCATATGTGCTATTAGCCTGTTTAGACTTAGTTTCACCAACTGATTGTGTACTTGAAACTAATGAACGCATACAGTAGCAGTAAACATAGTAAGAAATTAAAGAAACTTTTTCGGCATTTTTCAATCCAATCCATTTAAGTAGAATTGTTTTGCCATTGTAAATATCTTCATATTCAGCTCCTTCAACAAGTGATTTGAATGGCTCAACCAAATCAACACCTGTTTTTATAACTTCCTTGTAGTATTTATAACCAAATAAATCAATTAACACATTTTTTTCAAATACGTCAATATGCTCTTGAATGTTATCAAATTCAGACTTAGGAAGAGTTATATCTGCTTTAAAGTATGTTTTATCAATAATAGACATAGCTACAATTTTTTACTCTTTTCCGGAACGAATGTTTGCACTTGGTAACTGTTGTGGCTTAGATAATTCTTTTGTTGTAACCTTAGCTACATCAATAGCAATTAATCTTTTTGCCAAAACCGGGTGCATTTCAATCACATTACCTTTTGAGTAGCGTGAGTAGTCTGCAAGTATTTCTACTCGCGTTAACTTTCTGTACGGGCCTTTCTTCGCGTTCATGTTATTTATTTTAGAAGTGATTATTCTCGCCATATTTTTAGTGAGTATCTATCGGCATCAGTAACACCAGTACCACCAGTAATAAACCTTAATAATATTTGCCTATATCTAAGCGCTGTAGTATGCGATACAATATTAGTGGCATCATTAGTACTTGTCCAAGCAACGTTAGCTATAGCTGTCCATGATGCAGAAGTGTCCTTTCTACCTAATATATAAAAAGTACCAGTTGGATTACCTGAAATTGAATCAACCTGCAATGTTGCATCAAATGTAAATGGTTGATGTGTATTTAAAGTAACAATAACATCAACAGTATCTGTATTAGTTAATCTAAAACCAGATGTACCAATAGCTGAACTTATATATGTGTTTTCTGCTGGCATTTTAGCAGTATAAGTCTGTGCTTGCATTCCAATGGCTACCAAAAGAATTGCAAATATAAAAATTACTTTTTTCATTTCGATATACTTTAAAGATTAAGCTACTACTTCTTCGATACCCGCAATGATGTTATCAATATCATCATAGATGAATGCTCTCTGGTCGAGATTCTTAACGTATACAAAGAACCGGCCTTCACCAAGCATGGTAAATAAGTTCTTAATAAACTGGTCATTAATCCAACCAATACGCACGCTATATGCGATATAATCAATGATATTCAACTTTGTGAAGTCACCGATAAGGATTTTACCTGCAGGTATTTTATTCTTAGGAACGATTTTGATACCATCCAATTCTTTGTTGTTAAACATAGTAATTGATGGGAATAAGTAACCATTGTTTAAATCTTTCTGTAATTTCCATGCTGAAAAATCACCAGGATTAACGAATGCTACGTTTGGAAAGTACTCAACATCATCAGTGTATGATACTGTTGTGAAAATCATGTTTGCAGCAGCAACAATAGCATCATAAAGGTTTGGGCTTTTTACTTTAGTACCAGTCCAAGAAGCAGGATTGAATGTAGAAGCAATGGCTGTAACTCCAAGTGGATTAGCACCAATGCCATCACCAAATAAAATACCATTCTGACGTTTTAGTAAATACTTTTTGAATAACAGGTTTTTAGCATTTGATTCCATGCGTGGAATATCCTGCATAGCTTCATCAGTTAATATTTCATAACCGGCTGCTTTTTTCGGTGCTTCAGTGTTAACAGTAATATCCAGGTCTAACTGTGGTTTTTCGTTTCCTTCTGCAATGAATGCAACATCACCTTCACCAGGAATATAGTCAACATAACTATAAACAGGTTTTGAGGTTCTACCGGTATTTGCGAACTCTTCAATAAATGGAGTAGTTAAACGAATATCCATCATCTCGTCTGCATTAAGCATATCAAGCAAAGCATTACCACCAGAATCAGTTGTTACTTGACCAGTTGTAATATTACCAACCTGTTTAAGTACATCAACAATACCACTACCTTTCTGAAATACATCGGCAATTTTAGCTGCAAGACCTTCTGCTCCAAATGCTTTAGCAATAGAATCTTTCAAACCAAGTGTTTTACCATTACTTGAATTTAAACCCTGAATTTTAATATCAATATCGGAAATGCTTTCAGTAATGTTTTTAATTACAGTTTCATCGATACCTAGTTTTTTCAGTTTTCCATCCAACTCAGTAAGTGTAATGGCACCTTTTTCTTTATATTCTTCTGCAATAGCTTGTTTCAATGACGCACTCATTTTACCAAAAACATCATTAAGTTCTTTAGCTAAAGCTTCAGAATCAGAAATAGACTCAGCTTTAATAACAGGCAGCACCAACGGAGCAGCAAGTACAAGCGAGCCAAAAGTGTAATCTCCGCTAAAAAAAGCGGCGGCGGCTACAACTATGAGAATTAACCCAAGGAGCCCTGTAAGAATTTTTTTTGTTCTCATTGTTTTTAAAAATTTAAATTAAGTTTTTTACTAAATCCACTTAGACTAACCACTTTAGAATTACCTTCGTCTAACGAGCCGTCGCGGGCATCATTCTTAGGTGTACTCATTGTAGATAACTCAAGTATCATTTGTTGTAACTGCGAAAGTTCGAAATCGAAAGCTTTTTTATCCTTAATCTCCCTACGCATTGCTTTGTTTGCTAAGATAGCAATTTTTTGTGATATGATACCAGCAACATCATATTTATTTTCACTTTTTGTACCTAAGTATGGTGTTAACTTGTTTGCTCCAAAAGTAACGGTTGAATACTCCCACCACATTATCTCTTTTACATTCCAACCATAACCTACTTCATCAGCATCTTCAGGGTTAATTAACTTTGCAATCCATTTATCCCAATTAGCTGCACCTTTTTGTACAAACTCAATATCAAGATACTTAAACCCGACAGAATGCTGGTTATACATACCAACTTCATACTTTGTTAAAGTATCGTCACCATCAGTTGTTTCAGGTAAGAATGACTCACAATATAATACTGATTTACCATCTACTACCTCTTCTGACTCGAGTTGCGACTTACCAACAGGTCTGTGCATGTCATGATGAAGTAAATGAGCAATTTTTTCAACGCTATTTGCTTTTGCACCTCTATCTGCAATTGAACGGTTAGCACAACCTTTAGCAAGAGCATCAAAATCATGGTCAAAAAACAAAAGAGTATTAGCTACCAACTTAACAACTCTGTTAGTAGTGTCAATCTCTTTGTATGATACACCTGAATTTTTAATTTTAAATGGTATATCTTTTTTCTTCTTAACTAATAAGTCTACATCAAATTCCATGGCAGTATTTTTTATGTTATACCAAATTTCTTTAATTCTTTTCTATATTCCTCTATGCTTATTACTTGCCCATCTAAAGCACGAGAAAGAGCATTACAAACAAGCATTAGACTACGCGCACGGTCTTTTAACTCTTCACTAAATATAGGAAGATGTTCGAATGTTGCTGCTAACTCATAATCTTTGTCAGCAAACCACTTTTTGTTTATACCAGCGATTCGCGCACCAGTTTCCGGAATCACAGTATCACGATAAAACTGTACCTGAGCCTCTCTTTTATTAGCAAATGTTACTCCATTGCTTACACTAAGCATTTCCGGTGGTAATCCGTATGCATCACATAATTTAAGTGTATCTTCTTTTGTTTCCTCAAATAGACGTAATTTATCTACATCTATTGCCATTTGTTGCCAATTAAGACTCAAGTTAGTGATTATTACTTGCCATTGTGACTTCGTAAGACCATACTTTGAAAATTCTTGCTGAACTTTAGCCTTTTCTTTAACATCAAGAGGGGCTACGCCACCAATTCCATCTTTAGATGCGTTGCTTAGTATGCCTATTGCTCCACGATTTACTATAAGCACATTTCTGGCTTCATATGCTGCTAAAATGTTTTCAAGTGGTGCTTGTTGAGCATCAATCTTAGAATTACCTTTCAAAAATGATAACTCAGTGTTAGATTTAACATTATTGTCGTTAAGGTGAAGTAGTTTGGAGTCATCTAACCTATAATTCTTTCCATCGTAGTTTCGATAACTATAAACAATAGAGGAAGGGAGTTTGCGGTACATAAAAAACGGGTTCAACTTCTCATACCCTTCATTTTCTATGTGTACTTGCTGAGGTGGTAGTGTAAATATTCCACTTGGAGCTAAGCGACCTGGTTGCTGCATATAGATAAATTCATCACCGAAAATATCTCTGAATAGCGAAGTGAGACCGAAAAACTCTTCTTTTGATTGAAAGTAGTTAGGATTCCGTAGTCTGTCAGCTATTGGGTCACTAACCTTAACCTCTTCCTCGGTATCCTTATCCACTAAGATAACTTTCATGTTACCAGCAGCGCGCGCACGCATGTTAAGGATAGCATTTAACTCAGGTACAGTTAAAAACATCTCAAGTCTGCGTTTATCTTCCATTGAACCAGAGATAAACGACTTACCGGCACCAACAGGGTAGAAAAACGTTCCATCTTCCTGCTTTACTATTCCTAAATCTGCACCCTTCTTACCAAAGTTGAAAAATCCCATTTTGCTATAACATTATTATGTATACAGCCTCTAAAACAGCTACTAAAAGTAAAAGTGAAGTTATAATTCGCGTTTGATTACGCTTCTTCATTAGTAGGTAGTACCTATCAGAGACTAAAAGTAACCTTTTGTAATATTCAGCAGCCTGTGGACTTAATCTTTTGCCTTCCATAGATATGACTTTAATAAACTTTGAATTGAACTCAAACTCAAATATAAGCTTTTTTTTCTTACGTTGGTGCAAATTATGTTATTTTTTTTTTCACAAGCTTTTTAAGGCCATTCTAACCCATTTTGGTCGCAATCGGAGCTCCAGGTTACAATATTTCCATACAATTATATATTTATATGCGCGCGCACGTGAGGCCCAAAATGGAGCCCAAAATGAGCCAAATACTAAGCAAATGTGATATTTAGGCACTGCAAAGATGTGTGGGATTTTTAGTGTGTGAAAAATGGAGGCTAATGTGTGCTTGTGAGGATTGAGAGGGGTGGGGTGGAGTGAGGTGGGAAGTGTGGGAAAGGTGGTTTACGAATTGTGGACTGGAGCACCAGGTCACTATTTATAATTATTCTAAATAACTGCTTATTTTTTAGCTTATTTTAACTAAAATTTTAACACTTGTTAGTATTTGTTGACTAAAAATATTTTCTACTATCAATTTAAAATAGTATCTTTAATATATAATTAAAAAGGTTACTACATGTGTAGTAAGTCTAATCCTTAATTATAACTTTATTATGACAACTTTAGAAATTTTAAAAAGTCAGTTAGCTGAATCAGCTAAACAAATGAACGAAAAAAAATTAGAACTTGCAAATGCAATGAAACTTTTGAAAGAAGAAAGTCAAAAACTCAAAGACATTGAGAAAGAAGAAAAAGAGAACATTAGAAAACTTGAATCAGAAAACAGAGCAAAAATGATGAAAGAAATGTTAGAAAAAGGAACAATTGGAAAAGTCAATATGACTGAAGAAATTAGAACGAGACTTTTAAAAGGTCAGGATATTGATACCATTCAGACTGAGACTGGTTGGAACAGAAAATCAATCCTGGATAGAGTTTGGTTAATCGAAAAGAAACTTAGAATCAGGTAGTTCACTATGTTAACCCTCAATATCACTAAATTAGTAGTAACAATCAAAAATTAAAAATCATGTCACATACAGTAGATTACTCAAAATTAGCAGAAACTGAACGATATAACAAAGCTATCGAAGATTGCAGATTTTATTTAAACGATTCATTTGAAAAAGTTATTGCTGCAATTAAAGAAACAATAAGTGAAATAGATGATGAAAATAAACTTGATATGGTAGTTAGATTTCACTTAAGTTTTATTGGAATACAAGGTTATCCAGTTACAGTTCTAATAGAATATGCTAAAACTGAATAAAATGAAAAAAAATAATTAACTAAGGAATTAAGTTTCCTTAGTTTTTTAAAGAGTGAACAGATTCTTAGGGGGGGTGACTCAAGTTTTCTGACAATGTACGGTTTACCATGGTGTGTCACACACACACTGTATTTATAGAGTATTGTATTGAACATATGTAAACTATGTTATTTAGTATACATTTTTTACACAAAATACTACTAAGTATAAAGAATGTTGTATAACATATGCAGTTTTGTAATACCTATCGTTTTTTTTATTATCTTTATATTATAAGAAAGTTAAAAAATAACTACAAAAACAAGTTTAACTATGAAATCAAGAATTTTAAAACAAGAAAAAAAAGAAAGTAAAATTTCTATTGAATTAAGTTTAAATGAATCAAGAAATTTAATATCTTTTCTTGATAGAGTTATTGAACTATATGCAGATGAATTTGATGGAATAATTGAAGAAAAAGAAAGTAAATCTGAATTAAAAGTAGCTACTAGTTTAAAGAAAAATACACAAACTAAAATTGTTTCTATACTAAAAGAACAAAACAAATATTTATTATTAAACTTTTAAAAAATAGTATAATGAAATAAAGAAATTTACAACTTAAAGTTACAATTTTAATAGCTACTGTTATAACAGTAGCTATTTGTCTTTAGTTTTATTAATAATCTTAAATTCTTAGTACAATGAAAAATTCAAGAAAAGAAGCTGTAGTTGCAGCACAAGTTGAAAACGTAGTTGAAAAAACTACAAGTGTAGAATCAACAATAGAAGTAGTTGAAACTACTGAAGTTGTAGAACCAAAGGTTGCAGTTACTTTGGAGTCTTTGAAGGCAGAACTGCAAAAAGCAGCCAAGGAAATGACTGAGAAGAAAGAACAAATGGCAGCTGCTATGAAAGCTCTTAAAGAAGAAGCTAAAGCACTCAAAGAACTTGAAACTGCTCAAAAAGCAGAAATCAAAAGAACAGAAGCTAAAGACCGCGCTACTAAGATGGCTGAAGCTTTAGCAAAACTCGAACAGGATGCCAAAGTCAATATGACAGAGAAAATTAAAACTATGTTGTTAGATGGTAAATCACTTGATGACATAGCTGTAGAAACAGGCTGGACAAGAAAGTCAATTTCAGACAGAATCTGGTTGATTGAAAAGAGACTTGGAATCAGGTAGTTACTAAACTAGAAAAAGTAGTGGCATATGCTACTACTTTTTTTTTAACTATTAAATATGGAACTATTATTTTTATTACTATTAATCTTGCTAATATTAGCTAAAAAAAGAAAGTAATTATGTCAAAAGAATATAAAGTCACTTTAGCTGGAGTAGAACTTACACTCACTAAAGAAGAAATGAAAAGCGTTCTAACTGAGAAAGGTTTTGCACTTGCAAACAAAGTAATCCGCCAGGGCGGAGAAGTTAGTCTTGGAGTAAATAGTATCAATCCACTCTTAAAAGAACAGTTATGAAAACTATAAATACTGAGTACAAAAAACTATTCTTTTATGCAGTGCTAATATTAGTAACGCTACTATCTGTGAAGATAATGCTCTGGTTGTTTATGTGAGTATAAACAAAAGAAAAGAGAAGCCGGGTTCATAAGACTCGGCTTTTTCTTTATATTAAGTATCTAAACTCACTTAGTACACCATACCTGGCAGAATCCCAAAAGTGGTTGTAGTCATCTATTGGCTCATTCAGTTTAATACCTTGAATTTCTTTGTATTTATAGTTCTCTTGCTCTTTGCGCACGTCGGGGTCGCGTACCAGGTGAATATTGAACTTATTCATCAGGTTTATACCATAAACTATTGACCCGTGAAACTTGTAGACACCGTAGGCAGGAATACCTTGATGTTTTAAGTCAGCAATCATACCTGGGTCAGCAGAGTCACACCAAATATGTTTTCCTTCAGGAAGTTTAGCCCAAATAATTTCACCTAAGTCAGCAGGATTATCAACAGGAGTGTAAAACTCTTTCTTTAAGTATAAGTTCCTTCCTTTCACTCCACACCTGGTTAAAACGCTAGGGTCTTGAGTATAACCAAAATCCAGACCATAAGTCTCATATTCGCAGTCTTCTGGAAATTCATCAATCCAGGTGACTTTCTTAAAGATAAGTCCTTCCATTGCAGCACGAATACCAAGGCCATAAACTTTCCATTTGTACTCATCAACTGTTCCTTGCTCCAGGTTACGCGTAGTAGGCTCATAACTAAGTATCTTATTTCTTTCAACATCAGATATAAAAGGATTATCTTTAAAAGTAGAGTGTAACCAACGCACATCGTCGCGCTTCATTACTTTATTGTAGACCCAATGCTCAGTAACCTTTGGGTTATAGTCTCCCCAGAAGAATCGACGACACCTCATTTCCGACTGGTCGAAGATAGAGTTATCAATATCTAGCATTTCATTCATCCATAGAAAGTCGCAAGACGCACCAAGGAACTTAGATTCTTTATCTGCACCAATAAAGTTAATCTTATTGCCTAAAAGATTAAATGTTATTACTTCTTTGCTCCTCTCGAACGGCGACGGGATACCGAATGCTATTAACCGTTTATTGAAGTCATCATATAACGTAGTTTTAAAGCTGTTATAAGTCTCCTTAAGTATGTTAATTGTGAAGCCAGTTCCAATCCGCGCACCAATAAAGACACAAAAGTCAACTCCTGCTATAGTCTTGCCAGAGCGAGAAGAACCCTCTAATAATGCTCCCCGAATGTCAGGTGCCTGTTCAGCTTGGATTAAGAATGTGAGATTTTTGTTAATCTTCCTAGTCAAGTTGGTAGTTTTCTCATTCTCCATAAGGCAATTCCTTTGTTTGCACTATCTCAATCTCATCAAACTCACTTTGCTTTGGGAAAAGCTCATCCACTGATTTACGTTCATCATTTACTGTATGGAGAACTGAGTCGTGCAAACCTAGATCTCTGCTAATTAAGTTTGCATTCAAGAGCCCTGCTGCTGCGCCCTCGAACTTTTGGCAGTATATTGCGTCTTTAATTGCAGCGCAAATATTAATATATCCATGTCGTTTCTCATATCCCAAGAAGGTAGAATGACCTATACCAGAATAAAGACAGAAAGCTTTAATACTCATAGCTCTCATTTTAGGAACATCCATAATACTCCCAGTCTTTTGCAATAACACTGCCTCTTTAAGTGGATTACCATTTACATACTCAGAATACTCTTCAAACTTATCTAAAAGTTCATGTGGAGTATAGATGGCTATTTGCCCATCATTTTCAACTTTTCTTAAAGCCCAATAGTTAGTACCAGGAAGTTGGCCACCATTACCCTTTCTAGGGCCAAACTTAGCTTCACCTGGTTCTCTTATTTCAACTGGTTCTCTCATAAATATAATATTAAGTTTTTATTGCGGAATATCCACAGTTTCGTGATATAAAGATAGGAAAAAAAACGATAAATACATGCCCTGCATTAGACTTTATTTCAGCAGTATGAATATTTTAGCTTTTATTCACATTACAATTAGTAGAGCGCACCACAGTGCTTGAGATTTTTTCCATAATGCAATGGAAATCAGGGAGTTACAAATAATGGTGCTCGAAATATCAAAATAATGCGCGTTAAAAAATGTTAAAGCACTCCATAACTAATTGAATATCAATCAATTAGGGTCAAAAGTGCTTGAATGCTCGAATATTTTCTTTTTTATATATATTACAATATAATATTATGTTAAATTTTACCATTTATTTGACTTTTCGTAAATTTTAAAGCACTCGAGCATTATTCATTGTAATTAATTGATTTACAAGGCTTTATGGAGTGCTTGTGCATAAATATACGAGCATTATTGCATATTTATGAGCACTTTCGCAAATCTCGAGCACTCTGATTTCTGAACTTTCGGTTCAAATGTTTGAATATCCAGTTTTTAGAGCGTTATTCATAATCATTATGAGCTGCATATAAAGGTGAAGTGCTTAAGAGTTTTTATCTTTTTGGCTTGTTTTTTATGATGTTTTATAACATATGCAGTAAAATAATACCTATTGATATTTTTTGTATATTTGTATAATGGGTTCAGGATATAACTCAAGTACAACTATAAAAAAAAGTAAATGACATGGCACAAAAAGAAAAGACAACTAAAACTTATTGGAAAAACATTAATCTTGACTTCGTAATTGAAGTGACAGGTGAAGCTGAGCTTAAATTCGGCAGCGATGAAAGCACCATTGTTAATACTCTAACTGTTAATGGAAATGAAGCGAAAGTATTAATTGGTACTGTGATTCATGACCCAAAAGAAATCTGGGGTGTAGGTTATCAAAGCGACTACTGGGCTAAGATAGCATTCAAACCAAGTACTGGTTATAAAGTACTTATTATAAAAGATGCACACATGTGGGAAGTAACTGAATATACTAAAGGCATCACACATGAAGGTGGATACTATGAAACTGGTTCTTATGAAAACCGCTCATATAAAGTTGTTATTGAGTGGGATACTCAAGAACCTGGTAATAAAGAGTTTATTGAAAACCTAATTGAAGCAAACCTTTAATATGAAAGAAGATTCTTTGAGTATAAACAAAAAGATAAAAGATATTGCAACTGCAGTATCTAATATATGTGGTAAAGACTTACGCTCAGTTGAACAAAATGTAATTGTAGCAAGAGTTACACATGGAGCTCAGAAGTACAAATCATTTATTAATAGATACAAATTTATTAGTGAGCAGTTTGATGCTTATGAAGAAATAATATTAAGAAAGTACAACATTAAAGTAAAGTAAATAACATGAAAGAAGGAAAAGAAAATGAAGGCTACATTTTTAAAGTAATGTACAGGCCAAGTGAAAAAGTAGTTACTCCTCACGGTGTATTCAATATAGTAAAACATGACCCACAAAAAGGAGATTTAAGACCAACATGTTTTGGTTGCTTCTATAAAAACCGTAAAGTAGGTGGCGCTCCATGTGTAGAAGGAAAATGGTGTGGTGATTTATATTCATCACTAGAACCATCTACACTGACTGAAAAAGGCAAACAACTACGTGACATGAAAGTTGTAAAAACCGCTACAAAAATTGCCGCAAGATGAAACAAGGACAAGAACCTGCATTTCCATTTTTTGAACATAACGAATCAGGCTATGGTAATACAGTAGTTATTGAAGACGTTACTACTGGACGTAAATTATTCTTACCATTTAAAAATGGCATGTCAAAACGCTTACTTATAGCAAAAGATGCTATGTGTTCTTTACTAACTAATAATCTAAATGGATTAACAACTGAACAATTAGTTGGTGTATCTTATGAATGTGCAGATGAACTTCTTAAACAAGAAGAATTATGAAACAGACTTTTCTTGATAGTTGTCATATGTTGTACGGAAACAAAGGTGCTGTCTGGACAGACTCAGTTCACATATGTGAAGTTGGGTTTAACAGCAGCACTCTTTGTGGCGTACCAATGTTAGCAACCAACTGGGCAGCAGAGATGAATGTAACTGAGCCAGGTTGTTTAAAATGCCGCTTGTTGTACACTTTAAAAAGTGTTACTCGTGAAGACATGATTAAAATCTGTGCAAACAATGACCACAATGGAACCTGGACTGATGAGCAATGTATTGCAGAAGGAATGCAACCTGCAACAAAAGATGATTTATCTACAGTTATGATTATGTGGGTAATTGAAGGCGAACTTGATGAAAATGATATTAACGACCTTCTTAAACCGTATGCTAAACTGTATTAAAGTAAAAAATAGTCCATGGCATGAAAACACAAGCTTAGAGTTTGACTCTAATGGCTTGTGGCTTCGTGTCTCACTTAATGTACCTAAAAGTTTAGCTAGTAAGCTATCGCCAAACAATGTAGCTCATGGTAAGACTTTCTCTGTTTATGCTCTAAGAATGTTTATTCCAACAGAAATGGTATGTAAACAAACACTTGAGACTACACAAAAAATGTTATTAGAAAACTGTATGAAAAATATAAGAAATGCTAAATCTAAAATTTGCACCACATTTAAAGTTACTGTTACTTAATGATAATTTGTATGATTACGCATTCAAAAAAAGTTACTGGAGTTATAATGAATTAAATGCCAAAAATATTAATGTAATTTCTTTAGGACAGGCTTTTGTATATTCTTATACTGAACAAGGAACTTTATTTTGGGAACAAAAACAATTGGAGTATGAACAAGCAAAGTTTAAAACCGTATTAGCTGATGATTTAATATCTGGCAAATGGTATGCAGATGTTGAAGATATGGATGAGTTAACTCCACTAAAATTTATTGAAATTAAAGAAGGTTTTATTATTTTTGATACATTACCTGAACATAAAGTTGGGTATAAGCTTAATAGTGAAACTGGACTTATTCAGTTTACATATTATAAAAATTTTAATCTTGAAAATTATGAATTTAAAAAGTAGAAGTAATTTATTTACTGAGCAAACAGCACCAAAGCCGCGTATGCTTGAGTTGAAAGTAGACATTGAGTTAAAACTTGGTGCAAGACTAGATGGGAACTATGAGTCAAGTAATGACTTAGCTAAGATTAGAGTTGAAAAAAATTTAGTTAGTACAACTGACACAAAGCTTAAAGAAATTAAAGCTGAAATTATCGCTTCAATTGAAAGTCAATTTGACGAAATTGAAAAAGTGATTGACAACTCTAGCAGGTTATCAGACGGATTTTGGAGTAAGCTAAAAGATGAAAAGGATAAGCCTTTTTAATTTGTTAAAAATATGTTGTAAAACATGTTTTTTTATTCAAAATTTTTTCTTAAATTTACACTGTTATGCCTAAGGAAAAAACTATACGTGAAATTGCAGTTGAAATAAAGAAAACCTGGAAAAATGTAAATTTTACAGCAGTTACTTATTTAGATGCAATGATGACTATTGAGAAGATTAGCGATAAATATTATGCAGATGATGCATCAAGTATAGTCGCATATTTTCTTTCAAATGCCCAAACATGGCGTGGAGATGATGCACGCAGAATAAAAAAACAACTCAATGAGTTACTTAAAAAATAATAAGTTTAATTTTAAAAAAAAAAGTTATGTCTGAAGAAAAATTGAAAGTTGAAGATTTGAAAGCTATGAGTGTATCACAGTTGACAGAGTATGCAAAAGAACTTGATGGCGAAGATAAGGTTCTTGCTGAAACAGTACTTGCCGCAAAAATTAAAAGAAATGAACACCTGCGTGAAATTCCAGGTGTAGCTGCTGAAAAAGAAGTTAGCGAAGAAGTAAACTCTGACGTTGAAACCCGCCGTGCAGAACGTGAAGCTGCTCGTTTGGAAAAAGAAGTACAGAAAGCAAAGTTACTTGAAGACCGTGCTGAAGCTGCTAAAAAACGTGAAATTGAACGTGCTGCTGCTCTTGAAGCAAAAATGAAAAAAGCTGCTGAAAAAGTTGAAATGAAAACTGCTTCAGCTGAACAAATTGCCGCTCAAAAAGAAGCAAACGAAAAACTTCGTGCTGAAAAAGCTGCTGAAAAAGAAGCTATCTTCCAGTCAAAATTGGAAGCCGTAAGGATTAAAAAAGAAGAAGAAAATGTTCGCGTTGCAGCTATTGCTGAGGCTTTGAAAGCAAACCCAGATGTTAACCTTGGAACAAGTAAAGCCGGTAAAACAACAAAAACATCTGAAATTCGCGAACTTATGGCACAGGGATTTACTAACCCTGAAATTGCAAAAGCAACCGGTTATGGTATCAAATTTGTTTGCGATACTGCATGGCGTATTAACCAAGGTTTAGCAAACGCAAAGTTTGTTGAAGAATATATGGCTAAACGTAAAGCCGCTATTGAAGGAACCGTTGCACAGGAAACTACTACTGAGTAATTCTGTTATATTTCATCTAAATTAGGGGAGCGGACTAGTTCTGCTCTCCTTTTTCATCTTATAAAAATGAGTGTAAATACTGAAGCTATACAGAGGCTACAAGACAATGTTTCAATTCGCAAAGAATTTGGAATAGATGTTAGGTGGAGAATTTTAACCATGAAAGGTGGCATTGCAAGAATAGTTCCATATCAGGATGCTCGTGATGTTCAAAACGTATTAGATTCTATCATAGGCCCATCAAACTGGACTAATGAACCAAGAAATATTAATGGCAAACTTTATATGGCTATTGGTATTAATGTTGAAAACGAAGGATGGGTTTACAAAGCAGATGTTGGTACTGAGTCTGATATTGAAGCTATAAAAGGTGAATCATCTGATGCTTTCAAACGCGCAGCTATAATGTGGGGTATATTTCGTGATGTATACGTTATGGATTATGTTGTCTTAAAAACAGATGGCAAATACCCAGTTACCGATGATGGTGAAATTCTAAAGACACCTGAAGCTATAACTTATTACTGCAATAGTATAAGTGCACCAATGGGACTTTTAAAGAAGTTCTATAATATTACTAAACATCAACTAAAACCTGGTGTTAATATGGATGCCTTAAGAACTTTAACAGAATTTACTAAGACATTATGACTAAACACTTCAAAGATGATTATCCATCGACTTTAAATGTAGATGAAGCAGTTTATGCTACTAATAAGACTGAAATGTCTATCCTTGATGAGATGTTTGAAGACATTGACAAAGAGGTCAACATTGCTATAAACAAAGCAAATGCCAACGCCGAAATTGAATACGAAAACCTTGGAGACTTAAAACAAGGGTCAAAAGCATGGTTTCATGCTAGATTAGGTGTATTTACTGGTTCTAAAATACCAGACCTTATGAAGTCAGGTCGTTCTAAAGCTGACAAATTTGGCGAAACAGCAAAGAATGTAATTCGTCAAGTACAAATTGAACGCAATTTAACTTATACTGGAAAGGAACTTTATGTAGATGAATTATTTGCTAAAGATTTCAGACCAACAGCCTGGGGTAATAAGTATGAATCAGAAGCAAGAGAAAAATACTCTGATGCATCTGGTAATTATGTTGAAGAAACTTGTTTTCAACTTCATCCAAACATACCTTTTATAGGTGGTTCATTTGACGGGAAAGTACAACACTTAAAAAGGATTATTGAAATTAAATGTCCTTACGACGTACTTAAGCATAATGACAATGTTCAGATAATGCTTGATGTTTCAGATGGTGGCTTTCCTAAAAACCATACTTACTACGGTCAAATTCAATGTAACATTTTTGTAGGTGAAGCTGAGTCATGTGACTTTATTTCTTATGACCCAAGAGTATTAAAAAACTCTTTAGTTGTTATAAATGTGCCACGTGATGAAGAATACATTGCAGAAATGTTAGAAAGAATATTAATCTCAGAAAAATGTATTAAGTACATGGACGACATGGATATTGATGCAGCTTTATTAATGGCACAAAAATAAGTGTAATGATTAAATTCATAAAAAAAGCAGTACAACAAGGTACAGACCCAAACAGAAAAGAATTATTTAATGGGTTAGCTTGCTCTATATATACTATGCTATTGGAAGATATTATTCTTTATGATGGCGTGTATGACTTAGCTGAAATAGCTGAGATGATTAAAGAAAGCTACATAAACATTTCGCAAACAGAATTAAGCGAATGTACACCTCTTGATTATGCTGAATTATATACACAAGTTATTGCTGGTAATTCAGTATTCTATTTACGTAACTATCAACAATACTTTGGACAAATAGAGTGAAAAGAGAAAAATTCGAATCATCAGTTGGTATCATGAATAAAATTAAGTATCTTGAAGCAACGTTAAAATTAGGTTGTGCTATTGAAGTAAACCCAGAAACAAGTTATTCAAGATATTCACTTGATACTGAACAAATGGAAGAAATTAATGAAGTAAGAAAAGAAGTAAAAGAAATTGCTTTATTAATTTTTAATGCTAAGATTAGTTCTTTACTAAAAAAAGAAGAACAAAAACTTGAGGCCGTATGAAACAACTTGACAAAGTAATTCTTTTAAAGAAGATTACTAATGTTGATGAAGCAAAAGCTTTTATTGACGAACTTGCAAGGTGTGGTAAAATATTTCATTTTGATGACAATCCTTATGAAGTAGAGGTATTCACACCATTTGAAGCATTTAATGTAGATAAAAGAATACTTGAAATTTTTGCGTTAAATCGTCCAGACTGGGGTGAACATGAAGACATCTATGGTTATGGATTATATAAATTAAATCACTAATATTTTAATTATGGCAGATTTTGGTAAAATTAACTTGGCTACACTTCGCCACAAAATTGTAACCTTCGACAAGAAAGGTTCAAAGGAAAAAATTGAGTGTATTGTTATTCCTATTAAGGATAACCATCTTTTCAAGAGTGAAAAAAATAACGTGTTTGCCGACCTGGTTATCTTCAAAATGAAGGAGCCACAAAAAGACAAAGACGGCGCAACAACTCAGACTCACTTAATCAAACAATCGCTTCCAAAAGAAGTACGTGAAAAACAAACTGACGCAGAAAAACGCGAACAGCCAATTTTTGGTTCACTAAACATGTATGATGGAGGTGGTACTTTTGTTGAGCGTGAAGCAAAGGAAGACGACAGTATTGGTAGTTCTGACAAGGACGAAGACTTACCGTTCTAAAGAAATTAAGTAAAGGCTTACTAAGTGGGTTCGAGGCCCACTTTTCTACAACTGCTATGCAGTTATATACTACTATTAAAAATAGTGATTTGGGAGTCCACTAAGTTTTAACCAAATGACAGCCAGGAAAGACTGGCTTAATATAAACTTTAAATAACAGAATTATGGCAGGTTGTTTTGGAAATCACTGGGTTGATAGATGTTTAGAACAACAATTGTTTGACCATCTAAGAAAAGAAGACGAAGCTGATGAGTTGGCTGAACTTGAAGAAGAAATGGAAGATGAAAAATCTTACTTAGAGTATCCAGACGATACTTATGGTTTGGATTTTGGTTATGATACAGATGCTTCTGGTAACTGTTACTCAGACGCAGACCCTGGACTATGAAAAGACCATATTTAACACAGCAAGATAGGTGGCTAATAATACATGCACCTCATTTATGTGAATCAAAAGCATTAAAATTATTATTAGCAAAGCTTAAATTTTATAGAGATATTTATAGCTCACTTATTAATGTATTAGGAAAACATCATTTATGATTGTACTTCACGATTTTCAAAAGAAAATAAAAGAAGAAATTAAACAAGCTGTTATACAAGGTCATAGAAAGATTTTAGTACAATCTCCAACTGGCTCTGGTAAAACAGTTATATTTAGCAGTATAGTTAAAGACGCTGATTTAAAAGGAAACAAATGCTTAATAATAACAGACAGAATAGAACTATTAAATGGCACGGACAGCACTTTGATAGTATTCGGATTAAAAACCACGACAGTTACAAGTGGACAAAAGTACCCGCCGAAAGAGTACCGTCACGTAGTAGCTATGAGTCAGACATTGAGGCTTCGCTTAGAAAGAAAGGTTTGGGTTGACTTTATTAACTCATTTAGTATAGTAATAATTGATGAAGCGCATATACAAGAGTTTAATGTGTACTTCGAATCCAAAGTAATGAACAATCATTTGTTTATACTCGGATTTACTGCTACTCCAAAGCGAACAAAAAAGCAACGTAAATTAAGTGATGACTATACTAAATTAATAATTGGCCCACAAATACCAGAACTTATACGACGTGGATTTTTAGTAAAAGATGTTTACTATGCTCCAAGACATTTTGATACAAGTGGAATAAAATTAAATTCATTTGGTGACTACAAGGAATCTGAAATGTATGATAAGTTTAATAAGAATAACTTATATCTTGGAGTAATAAAAAACTGGCAAACATTAGCACAGAATACAATTACTTTAGTATTTTGTGTAAACATTGCTCATAGTATAAATACATGTAAAGCTTTTAATGAAGCTGGTATAAATGCTAAATTCATAGTATCAGGATTATCTAATCCTATATATGACGACGCAATGACAGATGCTCAATTTGAAAAGTTTAAAGAAAAAAAAGAACTATATAATGAGTATAAATCAGCAATGATTAAATATTCTGGAGTAAGAGCTGATGTTATAAATGAATGGAAAAATGGTAAATTTAAAGTGCTTATTAACACTGGTATTTACACAAAAGGGTTTGACTATAAACCGATTGAAACAATTATAGTTAATCGTGCCACTACATCAGAGTCATTGTGGTTACAAATGATTGGTAGAGGTAGTAGAACTTCAAGAAATAAGACTCATTTTAATATTCTTGATTTTGGTAGTAATGCTGAAAGACTAGGTTTTTATAACCAGGAGCGTGAATGGTCATTGAAGCAATTACATTCAAACTCAGAAGGAGTTGCGCCAGTTAAAGAGTGTGGTTTACATCATGGAAAGCAGAAAGATGATAAGTATGGCAACAAAGGTTGTGGATGCTTAATTTTAACTTCTAAGATGATTTGTGATTACTGTGGTTACATATTTGAAAAAGATAAGTTTGATATTGAAGTTGACTTAATAAAAATTGACTATGCTAAAAATGATTTTATTGATTTAGAAAGAACAGCCGAAGAGCGTGGTTATAAATTTGCTTGGATTATTCGTAGAATAATTGCTAAGAAAGGGCTAGAAGGTTTAGAAGAGTTTGCTAAATATAAAAATTATAATATTCATTGGATACATAGAACACAGCAAATGTATTTAAAGGAAATAGAATACTATGAAGAACACAAAGTGCGCAACGAAGTATTGTAGTCGTGAAGTATATGCTCTTTGTTTGTGTCATAGATGTTATAATAGAGAGTGGAGAAAAAAAAATGTAGTAAAAGCAACATATCAAGCACTTAAGGATAATGCCAAAAGGAGAAAAAAAGTATTCGATATTAGTTACGAGCAATTTACAGAATTTTGCATTTCAACAAAATATATTGCAGGTAAAGGGAAAAGTAGAGATAGTTTCACTATTGACAGAGAAGATGAAACGAAAGGATATACAATTGATAATGTACGGGTACTTTCTAATATGGAAAATATAAAGAAATACTTAGATTATAAGTGGAATGGTGAAAAAATGGAATTTAAAACTAAAACTATAAGAGATAATAAAAGTAGTATTAATGATAGTAATTGTCCTTTTTAATTATGGAATATACAGAAATAATAAAAAAATTAATTGGTAATATAAAACCAATAGGTGAAACAAATACTGATAATGAACGGTTTGAAAACCTTAAAGAAATGTGTAACTTAGTTAATAATCTAATTATAGATATTGACGACATGGCTTATCAGAACAAGGATGCACGGGAATTTTCAGTAAAACGTTCAGTAGAATTTGCTAGAGATTTTCTAACTAAAACAATTGGAATTACAGAATTATAATTATTAATTATGAGTAAACTAAATATTTTAAAAGAAGCGGATGCTATCATGAATGATAGAGCCCAGGAAAAAGACAGACAATACGGTGGATTTGTTGAGTCAATAACAAGTTCTGCTAAAATTGCTACTGAGTTAACTGGTATTGAAATTACTCCAGAGATAATGTGTAAATGTTTAATTGCATTAAAAATGGGTAGATTAAGGTATAATCTTAAAGATGATACTCTTGTTGATGCTGTAGCTTATGTTGATGGATTACAAAAAATAAGAGATACATTTTATGAAAAATAATCCATACGAAGCTAATTATAAAGCATTGCTCATTGACACTATATTAAAAGGTGGATTGCAAAAAGTTAGAGATAATAATTTTGCATATGCACAAGCTGGTGTTAGTATTGAATTTAGAAGTGATTTTGATGAATTTCCAATGCTTACATCTAAAGAAATGTTTTTTAAAAATATTAAATTTGAACTATATTGGTTGCTTTCTGGTTCAACAAATATTAACTATTTAAAAAATAATGGAGTTTCTATATGGAATTTATGGGCAGACAAAGATGGTGACATTGGCGAAACTTACGGTAGGATTCTTAGGTCTTTTAATGGTGTAGACCAATTTAAAGATGCTATTGAAGATTTAAAAACAGGTAATGAAAGTCGTAGACTTGTAATTTCAATGTGGAATCCAGGAGCTATAAAAAAAGGCAATTTAGCACCATGTTATTTTGCTTTTCAATTTGTACAAATAAATAAAGTTTTAAATATAATAGTGTCACAAAGAAGTGCTGATTTATTTATTGGACTTCCATACGATATTGCTGTATTTTACTTATTATTAAGTATAGTTTCTAAAAGCCTTAATTTACTTAGAGGTAAAGTAAGAATAAATATTGGCAATGCGCATGTATATAAAGAACATACAAAAGCTGTTGAAACTTATGTTAAGAATGAAATGTATAGTTTGCCAACTTTAGTTAATCAGCAAAATAAAATAACAGGATTTGATGTATCTGATATTTGGATTAGAGATTATGAACATGAAAAATTTATTAAAGCAAAAATAATAGTATGAGAATTTTAGTAATTGACATTGAAACAACTGGTTTTCTTAATGAAGGTGGGAAAATAGTTGAGATTGGAGTAGTAGAATTATGCCTTAATTCTGGTGCAAAAAGAATAATATTTAATAAAGTTATAAATCCTGGATTAAGTAGAGATGAACTTGAAAAAACCTGGATAGTACAAAATAAATATATAACAGCTGATGAAATATTATCTGGAGTTGAATTTGATTCTATATCAAAAGAGCTGCAAATAATTATAAAAAATTATACCGGGGTAACTGCTTTTAACAAAGTTTTTGACATTAACTTTTTAAAAAGCTATGGTATAGAATTTCACACTGAATTTAAATGTCCAATGATTGAAAGCACTAATATCTGTAAAATAAAAAAAACAGGTAAAGCTGCTTTTTTCCCTGGCTACAAATGGCCTAAAGTAGAAGAGGCTTACAAATATTTTTATCCTGACTCTAATTATGTAGAAATACATAGAGGCGCAGATGATGCTTTTTATGAAGCAGATATTGTTTTAGCATTACACAAACTTAATAAATTATTATAATATGAAACTATCAAAAGTACGTCAAGTAAAAACTCCAACACGTGGTACAAAAAAATCAGCAGGAATAGATTTTTATGTACCTGAAGATTTTGAAAAAAAATCAATGTGGATAGGTGACTCAATTGTTATTAAATCAGGAATTAAAGTAAAACTTCCTAAATGTACTGCATTTGTTGGTTTTAATAAAAGCGGCGTAGCTGTAAAAAAAGGTCTTCAAATAGGCGCATGCGTTATAGATGAAGATTACCAAGGTGAAATACATATACACTTAACAAAAGTTAATGGTGAACCAGTTTCAATTGAACCAGGTGAAAAAATTGCTCAATTTATTTTAATACCAGTATATTATGCAAGAATAGAAGAAGTAGAAGTAGAATATTTATATCCAGAGATTAGCGAGCGAGGTGAAGGTGCATTCGGTTCTACTGGTGTAAAATAATATGCAGGCTCAAGTAACTGTATTCAAATCAATTAATTCTCATGTACCTCAGTATTACAATGTAACTGAGGTACTTGATAGAATTAAGCGTGGTGTTAATAAAAATTTAATAGACCAGATTAGGAATGAACCTAATAAAGAAAAACGTAATACACTTAAGAAAAGTCTTTTGTGGATATGTTTTTCAGGTAAATTTAAAACACGCCATAACGATGACTTATTAAAGCACTCTGGCTTAATGTGTCTTGATTTTGATAACTTTCCTAATACTCAAACATTGTTTACCTGGAAAGGCAAGTTAAAATCAGACATACATACTTATACTGTATTTGTTTCACCATCTGGCAATGGTTTAAAAGTTTTATTTAGAGTTCCAGAATGTCAAACAAATGAAGAACATAATTTAAGGTTTGATGCTATAACTGAATATTGGAAACACTGTATTTACTTTGATAAAAATGTTAAAGGTGTTTCACGTGTTTGTTATGAAAGTTATGACAACAATCTTTTTATTAATGAGTACTCAGAAGTTTTTACTGAAATAGCCGAATTAAAACCTGAATTTAAAAATGAAGTTACAGAATCTACTTTGCTTGATGATTTACCTGATACATTTAAAAAATTATTAGTATGGTTTGAAAGTAAATATAACTTAAGTAAAGGCAATAGAAATACAAATCTACTATATTTATTTTCTGCTTGTAGAGATTATGGAATATCTGAAAGTGATGCTATGATATATGTATCAAATTACGCATCAATTTATGCAGAAGATTTCAACTCTATTAATGGTGAATTAAATAGAATATCTAAATCAGCTTATAGTAAACCATCTGCTAACAAAAAAATGGTTAAGTTAGTAACTGACTCAATTGCATTAGAAGAAGATAATAGCATAGAAACTGACAACTTTTTTTTTGAAGATGAGTTAGAGTATGAACAAGACAAATCGTTTGAATTACCTGAATTAGTAGAGTTTTGGAAATGGAATAATAGTGGTTTTAAGATTGATTTTTTAGAATTAAAAAAGTTCCTACAAGACCATGGTTTCTATAGATATGAGTTAAATGAAAAAGACTTCATATTTATAAGAGTTAAAGAAAATACAATTCAGGAAGTTGATGTACGACACATAAAAGATTTTCTACTAAGATGTTTAGAAAGCTGGGACAAACCAGATATCTACAATATGATAGCAGAAAATACTAAGTTCAAAAAAGAATATTTAAACTATCTTGACCCGTTTGAAGTAAACTGGAATAAAGATACTAAAGATGTTGGTTGGATTTATTTTAACAACATAGCAGTAAAAGTTACAAAAGAAAAAATTGAATTAGTTAAGTACATTGACCTTGATGGCTTTATTTGGAAGACAAAAAAATTAAACAGGAATTTTTCTTTATTAGAAAAGTATGACTGCTTTGGTTGTGACTTCGCAAGATTTGTAGAAAATATATGCAAGAAAGATGAAGACAGAATTAAAAGCTTTAAATCTGGAGTAGGATATTTATTACATAGTTTTAAAAGCAAGTCAACTGTTAAAGCAGTTATTTTCAATGATGAAATACTTTCCGAAGATGCAATGGGTGGTACTGGTAAAGGATTGACTATGCAAATAATAGGTACACAAAAAAATATTGTTATCATACCAGGAGCAGACTTTAATACAGGAAAAGATTTTGCGTGGCAAAGAATAAATTTTGATACAGATATAGTATTGATTGACGACATAGAGAAAAGTTTTAAGTATAAAAAGCTTTTTACATTCTTAACAGATGGGTGGCCAATACGCAAGTTATATCAAGATGAATTGTTTATGGCTCCAGAAGATTCACCTAAAATAGCAATTAATACTAATTTTACTTTAAAAGGAGATACAGATAGTTATGCACGTAGAAAGTTTGAACTTGAGTTGTTTCCACACTATAGTAAAAGTTATCAACCTATAGATGACTTTGGTAGAGAATTTATTTCAGAATGGCCAGAAGATGAAAAAAATAGGTGTGACAATTACTTATTGTATTGTTTAAAAGATTTTCTTAATAATGGATTGATTGAACCTGAGTATGTTAATTTACAAGCAAAAAAATTAATAATAAACACTTCAGAAGATTTTATTTCATTTGCAGAATTTAAACTTCATAATGATACAAAATACAATAAAAAAGATTTATATCTTAGTTTTAAGAATGACCATGGTATAGGATTAAATGAATATCCTAATCAGAAAATTTTTACGCTATGGATGGAGTTCTGGGGAAAACATAATGGATGGACATGTAATAGTAGAGCTGGTGGTGGTGGTACATGTTTTACATATGGTACTGGTGAAACTGAATGGAAAGAAGATAATGAATTAATATTTTAGTATGGAAGTAAAACATATTTGGGTAAATGATATTTCTTTTATTTCAGTAGGTAACTGTTTTAAACGTGAACTATGTTTAAAATGTAACTGCTATAAGTATTATTATTTTATTTTAAAAAATGGACAATATATTTTTGGCAGTTACTTTATGAATCATGCTACACAAACAATTGAACATCAATGTTATGGTAGAATAAATTGTTTTAGATGTAGCGGACATAATAATCCTAATTTAGGCTACTATACTAAATGCAATGAATGTAGTATAATTAAGAATGGAAAATATATTATAAGATGAGTCAAGGTACAGCAGAAGAAGCTAAACTTCAATCAAGATGTGTTTTATGGTTATGGAATACTTATCCTAAAACACGTAGACATTTTATTTTAATAGATAATAATTCTGCAAGTATGGTTGCTACAATTCAAAAACGTTCAATGGGATTAGTAACTGGTGCTCCTGATACTTTTTTCTTTTGGAATAAAAAACTTTATTTAATTGAATTTAAGACTATAAAAGGAAGTCAATCTGATGCTCAAATTGAATTTGAATTTGAAAGTATTGGACACTGTGATGGTTATTTTATTATAAGAAGTATACAACAATTTCAAGAATTAATTAAATCAATTTTAAAATAGTTTTGGATTGTTTCGGACTCCATATTTTAATTATTTTAATATTAATAATATAAATGTTACAAAATTAAAAATAATCAATTGTGGATTGCCTGATGCAACCACGGGACAAAATTTCAACCTTAAAAATATATAATATTGAAATGGCAAAAATCGTAGTTGAACATGAAAAATATGGCAAGGTTTTATTAGACACTGAAACACAAACTTATGAATATTGTGAAAATAAAAGTACTATAACATTTATTTATAAAAATAAAAGTTTACCATATTTTGATTCTGTTTTAGATGCAATAAACTCGGGTATAAACATGATGGTTGTTCCTATGGTTTGTACAGAATCTAAAGCACATAAAAGACGTACTTATGTAGAATTAGTTGATATAAATAATTATAGTTATAATTTCTACAATGTTGAGATGATTGATTCGAGATGGGTACATAATAAAATAGAAAATATAAAAAAGGGATTTTGCTTTTTTATACTATTAATTATAGATAGTAAATCAATGAATGATTGTAGAGTTATTTCATCTATGCAAATTAATAAAAATAAAGTTTAATAATTAAAATTGTAGTAATATGGAAAAGTTTAAAACACCAGATGAATTAAGAAGTTTATGGCTATTAACTAATAGAACTATTGATTCTATTGTAGCAGAAGCGCAAGATGAAGTACTTGAGTTTATAGCGCAAAATGCTAAACTTGTTTACGAAGTTAATGGTATTGAAGGTACTATTAAAATTTCTATTGATAAGGAGTTTATAAGAAGTTTTAAAAACAATATTTAATGAAAATAAAAAAGGCAGGTAAATTAAAAAACCCTGCCTTTAAAATTAAAAGTAAAGAAAAAAAAATGCTACTTTTTTAATGCTATTATAATCGGTACAATATTATCATTGTAAATATCATACAGATTTTCCAATGTAGTAAGAACATTCATAAGAATATTAACTGCTTTTTCTTTCAGTATTCCAAACGATTCAATATACTGCACCAATTCAACTGTTTCAGTATCATTCAAATCTTTCAATTGTAGCAAGATTGTTTTTCCATGTGGAACAACTTTAATTATTGCAAGAAGTTCGTCTATAAATCTAAGATATTCCATTGTTGAAATCTTACCATCATCTTCTTTTGCTTTCTTATACTGAAGCACAATGTCCAATGCAACCTTAACCGCTGCTTTTACTTTGTCAATACCAATTTCTTCATTCATAACTTTATTTTTTTAAAATTTAACTAAAACTATTTCTACTTTATTTTTAAAGCCTTATTTATAATTTCCTGACCTTTATCTGTCCTACGGAAAGCATCGAGTGTACTGCCAAGCAGAAAGATGTCTATGCCGTCACGTATTAGCATTTGTTGGTCTAAGGGCAGTAATTGTGGAAAAGCTGATGTAGCAACTCTTAAAACCCATACTGCTATTATACCTATATTACGCTTCTTACCTTCAAAGCTTTTCAACAACTCTTTTATATTTTTCATATATCATTCTCATTTATTGTTATTCCTGTTTCTTTTTTTACTTTCTTTCTAATTGATTCACTTAATGAACTAAACGCTCTCCAACCAGTAACGATTAAACCATTTTTAAGAATAGATAAAAATAGCAGACCACTTATTGACCAGCCAACTATTTTATAGGTACTAATCCATTTCTGTCCAACTTCAACATCTAACATAAAAGAAAGCAGTAATGCCATTAGTGATAAAATAACCTTTGGTACTGTTTTCTTCCATACTATAGATGGCTGAAATTTTGCATTATTTAATTTTACTGAAGCTCTCCAGCCATAAATTACATCAATAAAAAAGAAAAATAATACTAAATGAACAATATCACTTATAGGAGAGAAATATCCTATAGCAATAAAGAAAATATATTTAATAAATTCTACTGTTTTTTCAAAGTTAGTATTTATTTGCATAATAAATTCATTTGTTGTCATTTTATTATTATAAAAAGGGTTTGTTTGTACTAAAAATTAATACTCTACTCCATTTCCAGAGTTATACATATTTGCTACATCCGTTGCTGTTGAGAATACCGTTGAAATAACTACTTCATCTACTATGCAATTAGAAAGTGAAGTATTGTCTGTTTTAGCACCAATGGTCATATTGTTGGCGGTTGCTTCTGTTGCATTATTTGAAAGACCAACTGTTTGATTTACTCCATCTATGTAAAAATCTAAATTACTTTCAGAAGCATCCCATGTAATTGTGTATAAATGCCATGTGCCTGTACTTACTGTAACAGTAGTATTTTTAAAACCATAAACCGTTGCAGATTTATCAACATCTGCTGTTATAACATTACTTGCATCAGTGTATAATGTAATATGATTTCCTGCGCTATGTTTTATATTTAAAATTCTTTTATATGCTGCAAATGTACTCATATTAGCCCATACGTGTATTGTGAAGTCACTTGTCATTCCTGTATTTGCTATTGTAGGAGTTGCAAATGTTGTGTAAGATGTTGTTCCATTATAACTTCTTGCTTTAGTAAATTTACCATCTACAATAGTTGTATTTGAAGCAAGACCATCATTATTACTTATTAAATCTTCAACAGCAACTCCAGTTGTTTCATCCATCTTCCAAACAGCAAGTAAATTTTCTGTTGCTATTGGATAAGGTGTTGTTATTGTTATTGTATCACTGCTATATGCAGATACATTACCGGCAGCATCTCTTACCCACGCATACAATATAAATTCACCATTATCTCCAGTTACTGTAAATGATTTAATTGGTTTTATATCTGTCCACAAAGATAAGGTTGTAGCAGGTGCAGTTGCAGTAGTGGTAATTTTATAAAATTTAGTATCGCTATCTCCAGTGTAAGCAAGTATTGGTACAGTAAAAGAAGTTCCTGTTGTAGGTATGTCAAAAGCAGTAACAACTGGAGCTGTTTCATCTAATGTACTCTGAATACAATCAGGGTTAACTCCTTCTACATATTTATGTTCGTAAGAATTAATTACAAACCCATCAGATATAATTGCTCCATTCTCATCCTTTATAGCAGAAGCATGATTGCCAAACCAAAACTGTTTTGCTGTCTTTGATGGATTACTAACAATCCATTGTGTTTCTCCTACACCTAATGCCGTTGAATCTACTGTGGAGTTCAAGTCATATCCTGTGACACCCTTAAACCCTGAAAAAGTATAAAAAGTTTCTCCACTACCAATAGGTTGATTTGCAAACTCTAAATTACTTGTAGAGTTAAATGGATGTAAATACGTATTATTATTTATAGTAGCATACACAATTTCATTATTATAACTTGAACCGATTGCAGTAAGTAACTGCCTATAAGGACTTGCTAAATCTGTTGAGCTTCCTGTAATAAATTTATTATAAGTAATAGTGTTAGGTGTACTATTTATTCCACCTTTTATCTGAAATGCTCTCCTACTATCTAATACAGTATTATAACGAACTGTCATTCCGGCAGGTCTATGTAAGAAGATTCCATTTGCTCCACTTCCACGCACAGCGTTATTTTCAACCGTCACACTCAAAGAAGTTTCATCAATATAAATACCTTCCCCATATCCAAATACTAAATTTACTGTTCCCTCTTTATTCCCAACTACATCTTCCACAATATTATATGTAATAGTAGTTCCTGCTACTGTATTTGAACCGCAATAAATACCGCCACCATCTCCTTTACTTGTACATGCAGTTTTTACATGGTTATATCTTATAGTTTGTGGGTAACGCCAAAAGATACCGTTATATCCTATATAATCTACAACATTGTACTCTATTGTACTTTGTCTACAACTTATAGACATTCCATTACCAGCATCATACTGTCCTGTTCCTTCCAAACCCCAATCCTCAAACGATGATATATCGTGTATGTAATTATTACTTATAGTAGATTTTGGCACTGTGTACATAAAAATACCATGACTGTTTACTTTATATATTTCATTACCATCAACAACAACAGTGGAATCAGAAGAACCTCCATCCTGCCATATTCCAAATAACTCTTGATGTGAAATTTTATTATTTCGAATATTTAAGTAACTTCCATGTAGTTTAATTCCTGTTTCTTTTTGTTGGTGTATATTTAAATTTTCTATATTTACATAATCTTCAAAACAATAAACTCCATTCGTGTAAACAGAACCACGTACATCTCCTAAATCAGGGTCAGTTCCATACGGCGACCAAAAGTAAACAGAATCAGTTGTTGGATTATAATAAAATTCTCCTGGAGCATCCAAGAATTCAAACTCATTCATTAGTAAAAAATATTGATTAGCAGCAAGTGCGTCATTTGAAATAGCTATATTTGCATCAATAGTTAATGTATTTCCTGATGAAGAAATTACATTTCTTTTATATGACCTATAGTATGTACCACCTCTCATTATTGCCACAGAACCTGCATAATTAATACTTGTATTTAATTCAGTTGAAGTAAATGTAGTTGTATTTGTTAAGGAAGTTACTTTATTGTAACTTGTATTTGTATTACGAGCAACTTGCATTCTTTCACTATTATAGAATAATTGTGTTATATCTGTTTCCGGTGTAGTAGGTGTATATTTTGTTCTGTATATGTTACTACCTGCTTTATGTTGTGTCCAATTTGTTAATGGCGCTGAACCCATTATAGCTGGTTGAAAGTCACTATTGCCATAAGGAGCAACTGTAATTGGATAACTTACATTTCCTGAACCATTAACAGTTAGTTGTCCTATAAATATATCTTGCGAATAAAGTAGAATTGCATCACCAGGTAAAATAGTTAAATTATTTATAGGAGTAAATGAAGCAAAAGCAGTTTCAGGTGTTAAACCATCATTGCTATCATTACCGTTACTACTTGAAACATAGTATTCAATTCCCGGATAATCAGTAGGATAATCCTCGTTAAAGAAATGTTTCTCATAAGAAATATATAAAATATTTCCGATACGTTTGTAATTCACTAATGTATGTCCATTAGGAATTGAATTAATATTGTCAGAAGTAGGTGGGTTTTGTCCTATACTGTAAAATGCTATAAAAAAAATAAGGCAGATAAACAAATACTTTTTCATACTTTTAATTTTAAATGATTTATACAAATATAATATTTTAATTTAAACAACTCATATTTACAGACCAGGAAGTAAAACTCATTGGAGCATAAACTGTTACAGTAACATAACGTGTTGAAGTTGTTTTTGTGAATGTTCTAGTTCCTGATAAATTTGAATCTACTAAAGGATAACCATCCTGCGGATTATATACAAAATTAGGATAAGTATAATCTCCTAAAGGTTCAGTTCTTCCTGTTAATGTAGATGTAAAGGCAGTTCTGCTTGAACCACCATAATTATAAATATTACTTCCTCTAAATGGTAAATCTATAACATTGACACCTTCAAAATCTACCCTGAAATAATCTGGTCTACTTTCCGCATCAAATGTAAAAGTAACTATACCTGTACCTGTTCCAATATCTATTAATATTTCAGTAGGATAACTTTCTCCTCCTATAAAAGTAATAGGTGAACCACATGGTTTTACTGTTACATTAGTATGTGTCATAAAAAAATTACCTTGTCCTATAGAGGCAAATGGTATAAGCAATAAAAATAAAATTAATTTTTTCATTATAAGTAACCTTTAGTTCCATTAATAAATATTGTTGTTCCTGCAACCCAGTAACTATAAACATCAGGGTTGTTTAAACCAGCACCACTTACTGTTACTGAATCACCAGTACTAACTATAGATGGTGAAATCATTATAGTATATCCAGTTGCAGCAAATGTTAATGTATGTGCAGTTGTTGATGTTACTTTGATGTTCCCTGTCATATTGGGAGATATGTTTTTTAAGAGCAAAGTTGTATTAGAGGGTAAATTAACTATATCAGCATTAAGCCCCCTATTTGCATCTAAAATAGTGTTTCCTGCAACTACTGTTAAAACAGGTACTTTTTGTATATAATCCTTCAAAGAGAATATCTGTGTTCCTGTTGGTGTTGTTGTTTGTTCTGTTGAAGTCCTATTTATATATAAAGGGTATTCAGTACCAAGAACAGTACCTATCTCAAAAGTACCCATAACATTTAAAACACACGGCAGTGTATAATATATAGATTTAGCATATACAGTCATTGCTCCAGTTGTTTCTCTGTAAATAACAATATCCTGATTTTTTATCAATGAACCTATGTAAGAAGCTTTTGCAACCAGTGTATCACTGTTTCTATTATTAATCTGCAATTCAAATTTACCCTTACCATCGTCATCACCATAACCACTAATAGTACCATATAAAAATAAATCATCCAATATCGAAGCACCTTTTGGAGGTATCATAAATATTTTTTTATAGGTAGTTACTCCTTTGTAACCTAATGTAAATACAGGTTCAGATAGTATTGTTTGATTACGCGCATTATCTCCGATAGTTGTTTTGTCTGTTACAACTATATCTGAAATCGTTACACTTGTTGCAGAAGCCACTCCCAAAACAGGTGTAACAAGTGTTGGTGAAGTAGCTTTTACTGGAGCTCCTGAACCAGTTGCAGTTACCCATGTCGGTAATGCCCCTGAACCATTGCTTTGTAATATTGAACCTGCACTACCAGTTGCTAATGATTGTTGTGAACTTGTAGGTGATGTACCACCAGTTATTAAAGCATATGCTACATTAGAACTTCTACCTGTTCCACCATCTGCAACTGTTATATCTGTTCCACCTGAACTATAAATAGTACCAGTTGTACCTTGCAAAGTTAAAGTTGTTGTTCCTGCTATTGCTGCCGCATTTAATATAGACCAACCACTTGTACTACCATTCAATCGAAACATACTACTATTAAATGATTTCAAACCTGTTACAGTTTGTGTATTTGCTAAATACATATCACCACCACCAGCCGGTGAAGCCCATGCAAAACCATAAATAGAACTATATGACATTACATCTCCATTTGAAGGAGTTCCATATATACTTATATTGTGCGTGTGACTATCTACTCCAACAGAATCTGTACTTCCATAAAAAATAGAACTTGGTTTTCCAAGTGTAATACTACCAGTTTCAGTAATATTACTAAAACTCATACCATTACCAGCCGATATAGAAGTAACGCTACCATTTCCAGTACCAGCACCTATAGCATTCCTAAAATCAACATCATTAAGCCAACTCCAAGTGTTATCTGAATTTGCCATACCAAATCTTATTGCAGATGGATTTGCTGATGTAAATATATTTTGTCCTATAGTAGTGCCGCCTAATGATGTTCTACCAGTTGATGCTGTTAATCCAGCTACACTACCATCCCATTTTAATCTATCAGTATATGCTGTATTACCATAATCACCTCTAAATGCAGTAATAGAGGTTGTTCCTAAATTAACACCTATTGCATCTTCTCCTATATTAATTGTACCAACACTTCCTGCTATTCCTGCATGAGAATTTATATTTAAAGTAGGATTTATTGTTGCTGTTCCTGTTTGTGTTAAACCTAAACCCGCGGTAACACTTGTAACTGTTCCAGAGCCAGCACCAGTTAAACCAAGGTCAACCCAAGAAGTACCATTGTATCCTCTAAATGTATTATCATCAGAATCAAAATACATTGTACCAACCAACGTGTTTATAGGTATTGATTTATTCTGTAATCTAAATTCACTTTGCATAAATACATAAGAAGTTCCTCCTGCATACAAATCGTTTCTTCCATCTGCTTGTGCTATAGTACCACCATTAAAATTACTATTAAATTCAAATCTTAAGCTACCTACTCCAGATGTAGAATTAATTGTAGTAGTTGCATTTGCTGCATTTATTCTATTACTTGCAGTATATGTGTTAAAAGCATTTAATTTTGCATAATTTACATCACTAAAACCTAGTCCAGTTAATGTATAGTTTGGTATATTCAAAACATTACCAGTAAATGTAGCAGCTCCAGAATTACCTAATGTAGTTAAAGAAGCTACTCTACCATTATAAGCAGCCAATACATTGGTTGCATTTGCTATGTTTATTGTAGTAGCATTGCCTCTTATATTTATTAAGTTTCCAGAAAGTTCAGGGTATAAAGCAACTGTTCCTGTATAAGTATTTACACTTGTTACATCATTTGAATTTCCATTATACTGCCATATTGTTCCATTGTGTATTGCAAAACCACCCGCTGTCCATACAATACTACCACTACCTAAATTTTGTGTACCTGTTACTGACACTGCATACATATCTCCTTGACCACCTGTTGCGTCGGAAAGTGTTGGCGTATTTGTAGAAGCATTCCATGTTCCTAAGTAAGTTGTTCCACCAGCAGTTGCTGCATCAACATAAGCAGTCATTGTACCATAATCAGGTATTTGTCTTGGTTGATTTATTGTATAAGCTGCATTATATGTTAATATATTACTACTTTGAAATACAGAAGCATTTGCAATAGAAGACGTACTATTCCACAAAGGTAAGTAAGTATTTGTACCAGTTCCAGTTATTGGATTAGTAAGCAATGGTTGATATACTGTATTATCATAAGTAACATTTCCTGCATTATCTGCTACAACAAAACCATCTCCTCTTAATTTATCTTGTTTTAAAGTTACTAATGTTGTATCTACTTCTGCATAAAGAACATACAAACCTTGATGTGCAAATTCTAATACCCCATGCCCACCATAAGCATCCTGTATTAATGATATTTGTCCAGAACCACCATCTGGTACATTTTGTAAAGTATATGTTGTAATATCTTCAACAAGTATTACTTTTGCATCTCTTCCAGAATCATACTGTTGTGTTATAAAATTAGAATACAATAAAGTTTGCGGAGGCATTAATGTATCCCCTATTAAATCTGTGAATTCTGCTTTGATTGTATCTCCATCATTTGTGTATAAATTAAGTTCTTTATTAAAATTACCAATAACACTTAACGAATCAATATTTTTATTAAAAGCTATATCCCAATTTGGATTATTTGCAAAAATACTTAAATCTATAATAGTATCACTACCTGTTAAGTATAATAAATTACCTTGTAAATATAAATCCTGTAATTCATTAATTGAATCAGCATCAGCATCATCAACTAAATCATTAAAAGTTTCAACCATAGTACTGCCATTTTTTAAATATAATATAATTGTTTTTTCATTGGTACCAGATACTTTAATTGAATCAATTTTATAATTATAGGCTGTATTCCAATTTGTAGAATTGTTTGCTACTGTTGCTGAAAGTTTACCATCTGCATCAGCCAATACAAATCTACTACCAGAACCTATTAGACTTGAAATTTGAGCATAAGAAGGTCCAACAAAAAAATCAGTACTACCACCGCCACCTGAGTATATATATAAACCACCAGTTGGTGAACTTGATGGATTAGTATAAAATTTAACTGCACCAGAACCATTTGTACTAAAATCAAAACCACCATTAGTTAATCCAGGGTTAACACTGAAAAATCCATTATTAACTATATTATTTACAGTTAATGTACCAGAATCATCTAATGTACCAAAATTAGGTATAACTTTTACTTGCCTACCGACACCTGTTGCTTTTATAATCTTATTAGCAGAAAAAGTAGAATTTGATTTAAGTATTTTAACACTATCAGTAGAATATATTGGGTCTGCTTCCTCAACTATACTACCAGATTGTGGAGCTATGTTTTTCCATTTACCATTTACTCTACCTAGTATCTGCCCATCTTCTATTGGGCTATCAAACATTATACTATCGTTTTGCAATACTATAGCTTTTATAGCTTTTATATAGTAGCTATTTGTTATCCCTGTTTGTGAAAACAATTGTGTTGATACGAGTATAAACAAAAGGAAACTTAGTAACTTTTTCATAATTAATTATTTTATTCAAATGCTATAAAATCAAGTATATCTCCAGCAATATAACTTTCGAGTGTCAATGTAAATCCAGTTATAGTTCTACTGAAATTTTTAATTGGTATACTTTCGAGAATTGTACCTATACCTGGAACATTAATTGAACGATAAGTGTCTATTCTTAAGTAATAATTATTTGTTTTAAATTCATCAAAGTATACAACATTTACATCAATTCCAGTTAAATTTACAGGACCTTGTTCTTTATGTAAATTTACTATAAATTCAACTAATGATAATTTTTTTGCTTCAGGCCATCCAAGTTTATCACATGGAATCCATATAGTAGCTGGGTCTTCGTAACCAGGCTCACCTTGCACTAATGGTGAAAATTCAACTAATTCATACGTACGTTTTTGAAATATTGTATCTGCCATTTTAGTTACTTATAATATAGTTATCAATATCTGCCCAGTTATTAATTGCTCCAATAAAGTCTGTTTCTTTCTGGAACACTAAAGCAAAAACATCTCCATTAACATTGGAATTATATCTATACCTTAATTTTATTATAGTATTTTCATTTTCAAAATCTACTTCACCTTCATCTATTAAGCCAACACCTAATTGTGTTTTGTAAAATAATGATTTTTTTAAACCTTTTAATTTTAATTCAGTACCAAGTTTATTTCTATCTGTTACTGTAAAAAAAACATCAAATCCATTCATTACTCCACTATACCACATTCCTTCGTATCTACCAAAGTCATATAGTATATTAGATAAAGCTAAAAAACCATTTGTTTCTACAACATTACTTATTATACCAGTTTTATTTAAAACATTGTTATTATCGTCTGTTGTTATAAGTACTACACCTTCTTTTATATCACCAGAATTAAGTATACAATATTTTGCGTCAGTTGAAATTAATGATGTTGAATATTCTTTTTTTAAATCAGTATTTCTATTGTTACTTATTATTTTATTAAATAATACTGTATTATTAGTAAAGTCTACGTATCCTGAATTAATTTGATTATACTTATAATGTTCAAACATTATTGATTTATCAAACTCCCAATAAGATGTAAATTTTATTAATTCATCATTTGATATATCAAGCGCTGTTTTGCGTAAGTCAACAAATCTAACATGTTCTATACGAAAATAACCATTGTCATCTATAAACCATGTTAATTTATTTACAAATACTTTATTCAAGTCTTCCAGAATTGAACGTAATGTAAATACAGGATAAGCCCCAACTTCATCATCGCTTGGTATAACCAAATCTTTTGTAAAAAATAATTTAATATTATTTAAATAATTCTTAGCACCTGTGACATAGTTAAACCCATTGGTATTATTTAATACTTCAAGCTCTTCTTCTAAATCATTAAAAAAGAAAGTAGATTTAAATTGCATATTAGCAAGAGAACTACTTGTATTGTGAATTATGTGTTCTAAAAAATCCCTAACATTTATTGTAGATTCTAATTGTATACTATTCATTGAATTATCATACTGAAGACTTGTCTCCATGTATTTATACCAATTCCAACTATAATTACTTAAACCATTATTTATAAATTCAACTGGAGCACCCCATGATTCAGAATAAGCACCATTGAATGGTTTTCTTGTCCAAAGATGAGCATTTTTACCACCTTTTATTCTTGATATTCTCATGTGCCATCCTTCACCAATTGGCGATTCAAATCCATAGTCATTACCTGGATCTACTACATCTATTTTTATTTCTTCTTCTCTACTAAACCATGTTTCACAATATAATTGTCTCCACTTATTACCAAATAATCCACCGGTTCTTGTTCCTTCGTATACCCTAAATTTACTTAATTCATAATCACCATACTGTATTGGCAATGTAGATGCGTTTACTAAATTTGGTTCTTGAGATAATATTTCAACTCTATCTGCTAATGAAAAATCACCATGCTCTTCAGGGAATGATGTATATATAACATGAGTACCACCAAATCCCCAATATTCATCATCAAATAAACTTTCCTTTGGTTTATTGCCATCAAAATATGCAGATAAACCACCTTCCTCTTCGTATGCTTTTTGTGTAACTAAATTACGTGGTGTATAAGGTTGCCCACCTATAGTTAATGATGGGTATGGCCAATCTTGAAATGTCTTAAGTTCAACATTAGTTATTTCAATATTAGTAGTACCATTAGTAAATTCCCAGTTATCAAAATTAACTTCTGTTTCCCAGTTTTCAAGTATATCTGTATATTTATCAATAACAGATGGAGTAACAGTTAATATTTTTCTATCATCATCAAAAGTACAATCATTTTTACCAAAATAACCAACTATTTCTATATTATCAGTAATAAATTTAACTGTTATTTTTGTATCGTAATTAAAAGCATCATTTTTTATAAAATCAAATATTCTATAAGTATCGAGATTTGTTGAACTAAATAAGAATGGTTTATTTGAAAATTGAATTTTACCCCATAATATTCTATAGAAATATTTTTCTATATCATCAACCCCTATCCTTCTTACGATTTTAAATTTATCTATAAAATCAGGATAAGCTTGTTGATAACCATTTCCAAAATCTATGTAGAAACTATATCTCATTTCTTGTACTTATATAATCTTTTTCTCTATAAACAAGTTCTGCTATTATATGGTCGCCAAAATTGTATTCATCTTTAACAGATATTTCTATACCGTATACTTCTGGCAAAGTGTCTGATAAATTTCCTTGCGCTATATATATAGCTCCATTTGTCTCAAAGATTCTTAAGGCATGTAAATATCTCAATATATCATTAGTACAATTAATTTCAACTGAATGTTTAATATTAAGAGTATTAAAAACAGGCATATTGCCATAAGGTTTTTCAATACCATCTTCGTTTATTTCACCAGTAAGTGTTATACCATTTATAAATAAAAAAAATTCAATTGCTGATATTTCAGAAAATGGTACATTATGAACACCAGATAGTGTTATATTTGATGACTGTATTACAACTCTTAGTAATTCGTTTATATATGGATTAGTTTTTAAAGCAAATATTTCTGAATAAAAATAAGTATTGCTTGGTTTTAGTTTTAATTTAATATAGTAATATCCGTCAGGTATTGATGGTATAATATAAGTTGTACTTAAAAATTTTATTAATTTAAAACTATTAATATCGCTAACAATAGTGCATGTAAAAGATTGCTCTATAGATTCATCTTCTATGTTTACAATTGATGCTTCAACCTGGGTATCTAATGTTTCAATGTAAAATAGGAATGGAGGTACTTTTTCATTTTTGAAAACGGCACAGTTCTCTTTTATATCAGAATTAGGATTATTCCACCTTGTTCTGTTTAAATTGGAGTAGAATGGAAATATATTAATGCCTCGATACATATCTACCAAATATATTATTTTTATTTGTAATTAAAAAGCCATTTGAATAAATAATTTCGCTTTTGTTAGCAATTTTAGTTAGTAGATTATTTGTAATAGTTAAATTTACATCACTAGCTTCATTTACAAAATTATTCATTGCATGTTGAGTAAGTATACGTTGTGTTTCATCATGTGGTATAAATTTACCAGCTGGCATATCGGCTATAGTTTCAGTAACTGGTGTTAAAAATGGTTTACCACTTTTAGGAATAAATAACTCACTACCTTTTTCTGAAAATACAGCAGGACCACCTTCATGTTCACCACCAAACTCATATTTAGGTAGTGGTGTTGCCAATGTTGCAGCTAACGATAATGCACCCATTAATTTAATAAATGGAACAAGTGGTATTGTTGCAACTGAAGATAACGCAGATGCTACACCCTGCCATGTATTTACTATTATATTAAAAGCAGCTTGTGATTTATTTAGTATAGCCTGACGCCTTTCTAATTTTCTTTTTTCTTTATTATACTGTTCTTCAAGTGCAAGTTTTTTATCCAAGTTATCTCCTGCTAAATTAACATCACGTTCATAATTCCACTGTAATTGTTCTGCTCTTGTATCTTGAAAACCTTTAAACATATCTATTAATTGATTAGTAGATTGCATAGCAAAATCAAGAGCAGCAGCTTCTGCTGCTTTTTTATCCTCAAGAGTTTTCTTTACTTCATCTCTTTCAAGCTCTTGGTAATTTTTCTTTGCATCAAATAAATTTTTAGCTATAGATTTACTTTCATCAGCAGATAATTGCTCAACACTAAGCATTTCTTCATAACCTGCTATAATAACGCGTAATGATTCTTTTTGTAACGCTGTATCTATTAAATCAAATTGAAATGGTTGCTTAGCATTTTTGCCTTGAGATAATGCATCATCTTGTAAGTTAAGTAAACCCATTTGCATTCTTGATTCAATCATTGCAAGTTTAGCATCCTTAATATCTTGAAGTTTTCTTATTTCTTCTTCTGCATTATCATTAAATATTTTATGAAATCTCTCATTTTCACTAATAGCAAAATCTGTAGATTTTTTAGTATAATCAGCTTTTACATCGGCAATTTCTTTTTCAACAGCAGATGTATCTTCCCCGTTAGATTTTACATATGCAAGTAATTCATCAAGTTGTTCTACTTTAAAATTAAAAGTATCTGTATCTAAATCCATTTTTAATCCATTAGCTACATTTTCTGCTTCAACTTCATTTAGTCCACTTTCTATTGCTTTGTCATAAGCAATCTTACGCATACTTTCAAGATGTTCAATATACATTGATAACTTAGCATCTTGCAAATTTTTAAACCTTTGTAACTCATCATTAAAAGTATTTTTACCTTGGTCTTCTTCTCCAAATTTAATCACTTCTTTTGGGTCAGGTACTTTAGCAAACTTTTCGAAATTATTTCTTATTTCTGCAATTGCTTTAGCATATGCATCTGCATCTAAAATAGTATCTTTATATACATCTTCAAAATCAGCTGCTGATGTAAATGCTTTACCTAAACCAGCACCTCTATTTAATTTAGCTAAACCAACTATAAATCCATTAGACCTATCACCTTCTGACTTAGATATAGTTTCGCTTAATTGTAATTGTTTCTTTTGTAATTCAGTATATGACTCAATTAATATTTTTCTTCTTTCTTCTACATCGGTTATACCTTCTAATTTTTGCATTGTAGAAGTAAGTAAATTAGTTGAACGTTTAGAAACTATTGTTTCATCTGGAGTTATTGTTTTTGTTATATTTTGAATAGCACCACTAAGACTATTATATGCATTTATTAATGGTTTAGCAGCTTTCAATATATCAACAAAATTAGCCCATGAAGTATTTAATCTTTCTTGAGCAGCAACAAGTGTATCTACCTTTGTTACAGTTTCTATACCAAGTGCTTTTTCAACTTGACGCGCAAATTCAGGTAATACTTCTTCTGATATAACTTTACTTTCTTTCATAAATTTCATTAAAGAAGCAACAGAACCATTACCTTCACCAGTTACTATTTTAAATGCTTTAGCCATTGCTTGCATTGCTACCGGCATTTGCTCTCCCATTTGTCTTCTTAATTCTTCTGAACTAATGGTGCCCTTAGAAAGCATTTGCTCTAATGATAAATATACTAAATTTGTTTTTTCTTGTGATAAGCCTAAAACAGCAGATGCTTTAGACATTGAATTAAATATCTCTTGACCTTGTTTAACAGCCATATTACTTGTACCAACTGCTGCTCTAAATTTAATATAAGCATTAGTAGTATCAACTAAATCAGTTCCATAGTTCTGAATTATATCATCAAGAAAATTTTGTGTTTGAGCTAACTCAAATGTATCTGAAATAATAGTCTTAATAGAAAAGCCAAGACTATCTAATTTTTTAGTAACGTCTACAATTGAACTAAATGTGTTCATTACTAAATTAATAGCTGCGCCTATTCCAGTATAAGCTAATATAGCGTGTCCAACACTTTTGGATAATCCAATAAAAGATGTACTTAATGAATTATTTTGTGTTGCAGATTTTTTTGATTTATTTGCGTGATTTTCTAACTCAGTAGTAAATTTCTTTGTTGCAGCATTCGCTTTTGCAGTTTCTTTTGCAACTTGTTGTGCATAACGAATTTTTTCTTTTGCAGCTTTTTCAGCAGCACGTGCAGCAGCTTTTTCTAAGCGTTCTTGCTCTTTAGTTACATTTATAGCTTTTCTTTTTTCCTCAGTTTCACGTTTTTGAGCTTCTTTGGCTTGCTTACGTAATTCTATTTCTTTTTTCTTCTCAGCCATTGCTTTTTCTTCACCGCCAAGAAGTTTATCGTTAATTAGTTTTAACTGCTTTTCTACTTTTATTAATGCTTCTATATTAGTAACAACATCTTTAACAGAAGCACTAAGTTGTGTAGCCCATTCAGCTTTACTTAAATCTTGATTTAATTTTGGCCCTACTTGAACAATCTCAAGTAATTCAGCATGCGCGTCTTTTGCTAATCGTATAAAATCTTCCCAAGTGTCAAGTGTGCCCTTAGAAATTATATCATACTTTTGTATTCCGTCTTTGTTTGCCATACTGTAAATTTCTTTCTTTGATACCTTTAATTAACTCAATCCAATAAGCAAGAGTAACTTTTTCAATATCTAATTGACGACCTAGAGCATTTTCAACCTGACTAAGTATTCGCCAAAAATTAATTTCTTCTTTTTGATTAACTTTAGTATCTTGACTTATAATGTATTCAAGTTTACTTTTATCTTTTAATAATGCAGATTCTATTCTTTCATTACTAAAATATTTATAACCAAAATATTCTAGAGTTTTTAGAGCTTCCTCTTTTTCGCTAGAATCATGAATATTAATAAATAATAAGCAGGCAGAACAAGTGGTTATTTTATTTCTAATAATCCATTTTGATTTTTCTTTTGCAATCAATTGTTTATACCTTTTCTTATTAGTATTAAAATAATAATCCTTAAGTATGTTATCCCAAATAGAATCAAGTTCAGTTTTGTTTATTCTTACTTTTGATGGATTCAACAATTCCGTGTTTCCGGTCTTCAGTATTTCGAAGAATATTTTTATCAGTATTGTCTCTGCCGAGTTGTAATTTGGCAACTGTTGGATAGATTGTTTTTTCGACTGCTCCATCCCACTTTTCAGAAAATTTAAAAACCATCGAGCCATTGCATATTGTTTTATAAATTACTTGCGGACATTGTAATAAATCAGCAGCTTTTTGTGCTAATATTTCAACTACATCTAAACTAGATTGAAACTTAGCTGTTCTATTTGTACATGACATTTTTTACTTTTTTAAATATTATTGGAAATAATACTTGATTTAAATAAAAAGTTTGATTTTCTGCATTAAGTTCATAAATTTCTTTTCCATAATGATTAAGCAGTTCAGACCTTTTCTTATCATAAGACCTAATCCTTGCACCAGTTTTTGTCATAATTAATCTTAGCTTATCCTGAAAAGCTCCAGTTAATTTTAAATCAACTATGCCTTTTGGTGCTTGTGAACCAATCTTTTGCTTGTATTCTGCGTATCTTTCATTAGAATAAGAAGGCATTTGTCCATCACCTTTTTCGCCGTGAGAGAGTTGTGAGCGTAATAAGTCAAGTAATTCTTTTTCAGATTCTTTAATTGCCTCTACAATTATTTCATCCAAACTACCCAAACTTATTAACGCTCTCAACCTTCTAAACATAACTAAACATAACTATGAAAAAAACCGAAACAGTTAAGCAATAGTAATAGTTGCAGGGGCAACAGCTTTAATCGGATTACCTTCTGATGTAGCAGTAGCCGGAGTTTTCAATGTTACTGAACCTGAAACCATTCCAACACCAGGAAAATTATAAGTACCATCTCCATTGTCAACCATAGCAGCTGCAGTTGGAGCTGTTGTTGTAAATACAAAATCCCCCTGAACAATGCCGGCAGCACCGATAAGTTTATCTGTTCCATCTGAATTTAACCCATCAAAGTAAGCTACACGCAAAACAACCAAAGCTGCAGCAGCTGAAACAAGACTTATTTCAACATCAGCAACAGGTTCAAGTGAAGTTGGAATCCAACCAGGATTTACAAAAACACCTTTTTCATTCCATTCTTTTGCGTCAAGTAAATCAACAACAATAGGTGTGAAAGCCGGAGTATTATCCTGCATTGCTGAACGCATTTTTTCAGGATTAAACATACCTACTGTGAAGCCACGTACTTTAATGCCATCAGGTGTATATCCGCAAATATTGCCGGCATCGTCTACTATAAACACACGAAGGTTAGCGTTGCGGAATGACTGAAGTGCTTTGTGAACTTCTAACGGTTTATTAAATAAATATACGTAACGGTACTTACCAAGTCCACGTGGTATTCTTACACCACTCGGAGATTCGTAATATTTAGAGTCTTCACTCTGGTCTTCGTATTCCACTATTTCATGAAGAGGAAAAACTTTACCAGCCTTTATACCAGTAATCATGTTAGCTTCTGCAGCGAATGCGCTCATTGTTGCAAACTCGAAATCACTTGTAGTGATTATTAAACTAACAGCATCAACGAATGGGTTACCTTTTGTACAAGCCAATGACCCAATGTTACCAAGTGTATCAATACATACTTTTTGAATTGCCATTTTATTTTTTATTAACAGGTTTCAATTATAAATAAGTCCATACTATCAATTATGATAGCATCAAGTCGGTCATTAAAGATATTACCATCGTGTCCGTATAACCCAGCTCTACCCCAAAAAAGATTTTCATAGTATTCATGCTTAAAACCATCGATAGACCTAACAGTCTTATTCTGTTTTAGTTTTAGCATAAATAAATCGTAAAGTGGTCGTAAAATTGGTTTAATAACATTAGTATATCTTTCTTTAGACGAATATTCAGCTTTTGTTTCAGTACAGATAATGATAGTGTTTTCTTTAACCTGTCGTTTAGTTGCTTTTTTACTATCAACTTCTTCATTAACAGAGTCACCTATAACATACCAAATTAAAGGATACTTTTTGTCATAAAATTGGTTGCTGTCAGTTTTAGTCCTAAGACGATTAACAACTTCAAGCGTTGTACCATAATCATAGAATGGAATTAATTGTTCTGAAGTAAAATCGTTTCTTACCTCGTTTACAACTTCTTCGATAATATCTACAATTGGTCTATAAATCATGACTGTTCATACTCCCTTTAAGTTCTGTAAAAATCCAATCTGGAAAATCACTTTCGTGCTTTAACAAGTAGTTA